ATCTAAAATATGAAAAGCTGAGTAGTCTGTGCTATCACCTCTACTTACGTCAGCACATACTATATAATCTTTTGTATAGTTTGGTGGTTCCCATACCCAAACATTACTATCTATACCTCTTTTTTCTATCGGTTCTTGTAAATGTTTTTGTTTATATTCTTCTAATATTAATCCGTCAATGACAGATTGACCAGAAGTAATAAAGTCACAATCACATTCTTGTGCCGCCATAGATGGCCCAAGTAGTTTATCTTGTTCTTTTCTCCAATCATCTGCTCTATCAGGATGAACAGTCCAATGTAATCTTATAAAATTAAAATCATTTAAACCATCTTCAGCATCCATCCAAGTTCTGTGAAACCAGTTACCTACACCATTAGGTGTGGATAAAGCTATACATTGACCGCCTGTTGATAACGTTTGAGATGCTGCGGCCCATATTCCATCTATTTTTTCAATAAATGCTGCCTCATCAAGTATCAGTAATGATAGAGCTTCTGAACGACCACTATCTTCACCACTTGATACAGCTTTTATTTGTGAACCATTTTTGTATCTAAGACTTAACTTATTATCTTCAACACACTTTTGTTTTAACCAACTTGGTAAGTTTGCGTGCATCACACGAACTTTCGTTACCAAGTTTTTTGCTACTTCTTGTTTTGTAGCGATGACCAAAATATTTTTATCTTGGTGAAACGTCATCATCCATAAAGAGTATCCAGCAGTTAATGTTGAGATACCTAACTGACGTGCTTTTAGGATTATATTTAACCTATGTTGAACAAAGTCACTTACTGTTTTCTCTTGAAAATCATATAAATGAAATGGTATTTTACCTTTCATTGGATGTTGTATGTAACAATACTTTTTCAAAAAGTAAACAGGGTCAGCAGCGCACTTAACGTACTCCTCTTTAATGACCTGTTTTAGTTGTCCTTTTTCGTTTCTACTCATGTCCAAATAGCACGTGAACTTTTCCACTACCACTAACTCTACTAACTCCTATTTCGTAGAGTTCTTTTGTATTGAGTGCACTAGCAGCAATATTATCACCACTTGCAGGTGTTATAACAGTAGTACCAGCGGTCTCTATTATAAATCCTTTTGAACCAGCTCTTCTTGGATTTGATGCAGAACCAGTAACAAAAACATCTACTGCTGAGAAAGTTTCTACTCTTTCAAACTTAGCACTAGCTACTTGAGTTGCTTTAGTTCTACCTGATATGCCCTCTGTTTGTGTTTGTGTTGCCATTTATTATCTCCGTTTTAAAGTTAGACCTACACTGTCTAAAATATCTGTTAAACTATAACTATCTATAAGTTCATTATAGTTTACTTCTTCAAATATGTCCGATTTTAAAATATCTTCTTTTAGAATGTCAAACTTTTCTTTTACAAAATTAACATCCTCACCAACTTCTTCAGCGTAATCTAAGGCAGTATCTCTCAAATGTTCTATCAACTCTAAAAGTCTAAGAATATTCTTACCACTCATTACATATACGCTATCTTCCCTCATAGTATAAATATCAGGATAAAGATTCTTCTATTTTTTCTAAGTGTTCTAATGCTTCTTTTGCTTTTTCTTCTATAGCTTTTTTATCCATTGTCCACTTTTCCTTATCAACTTGACTATCTGGTCTTGTTTGATTAAATATTGTTGGTGAACTTTCGTTCATCCATTCTAATATTGACTGCTTTTGGTCTTTTATCCAAGCCAACTTATTTTCTTTTATTTTAGACTCTTGCCAATCTTCATATTTTCCTTCAAGTCTTAACTTATGTTCATAGTCTACTTGACAATCAAAACAATGACCATATATAGACCACATTTTATTATCAACTCTTTTTTTCATAACTTTTTTACAAGCTGGACAAAACCAAGGCATCCGAGCCTCTTTCATAATATCAGATAGTCTATCTATTTTATCACCAGTTGGTTTTTCCTCTTTACTTTCATATCCAACCATTATTCTTTTTTCTGGTGTTTCACCACGCAAAATAGAACGCATAGCTTTGTTTTGTCTTACTTCTTCTTTTGGTCTTGCCATTTGTAACCTCTAAAAATTAATTAATCCCATTATTTGATTAACAGGTGCAAAAGCACCAGTAAACTTATATGTATTTCCTTTGTACTTAAATACAATACCCTCACTTGGAACTATCGATGACATTCCACCAATCTTCTCAAGTTTTTCTATTTGTGTTCTCAATCTATCAATCTTTTTAACATCACCACCAGCCTTAACAGTCTTGATTGCATTTGTAACATCTTTTCTTATTTTTTGAACTGCTTGTTTTGGACTTGCTGCTAAAAAACCACTCATGTTTTTTAATATCTGTGCTCCTACATCAAAAAACAAAATCTCAAATGGTTTCATATTATCTTGCACATACTTTTTATGGTCTGTTTTATCAAAAGAAAGAACCCAATCTAAAAACTTTTCATTATCAATATCTTTTTTTATGTTTGCTACTGAATAAGATTTATCAAAAAACGCCCATCTCTTTGTCAAGTTTACCAAAACTCTGCCAGGTACATTATATCTATATTGTTTTCCTGCATTGAAAATAAACTCTTCCCAAAATTTTTGATGATACATAGCTAAAGTATCATTATCCTTTAAAGCATATTGTCTTTTTAATTTATCCAACCTACTTAAAAAACCTTTTTTAGTAGAATCAAAGTTTTGTACTTTTGGTACTTCAAGGAATTTAGGTTTTCCGATAGAATATTTTTTTTGTACATTTTGATTTATTTGTTTTATCATTCCTGCTAACATACGAGCTGAATCTTTAGGTTGACCAATAGCACGACCACTATCATCATATTCTAAAGTTCCATGAAATACTATTTCACTTTTATCATAATCTATTACGTTAGCTGATGCTGGGTATATAACCTCTAAGTTCATCCACCTCTTACCATTACCAAAAACTTTTTCTTTTTGTTTATCTGATAACTTTCCAACTGCTCTACTTAAATCTTTCATGGCAAAAACAAAAGCGTTTTTTATATCACCCCTACCTGCAAACTTCGAAGCTACACCTGCGGTATCCATCGCTGTTGCACCGAAGTTTTTTAGTTGCCCTTTATTTCTTGCAGTAACAAGTTTATTGTTTACCCAAGAAACCATGAGATTTTGTCCATCTAGTTTTTCAGTGACGTTATCTTCTCTATTTAATTTACCACCGAGTCCATTTATAATTATCTGTTTTAAATCCGAAAATGTAAGATTTTTATCATCAAATGGATGATTCATATGTCCGTACGCTCCACCCTCTATAAGTAACTTTACCTCTTCATCAAGATTTATTTCTTTTAAATCTAACTTATCTTTTTCTGTATTGGCTACGTTGTCTTTACCGACCCCACCAACAACTGGAGTTTCAACCTCTACACCTGTGTATGATTTACCATCAGGCGTAATACCCATCCACTTGATTAGTTCATATCCTAGATTTCTTAACACAACATCATTTATGTAAGCCTTATATGAGTCTATCGGATTATCAACACCAAACCTTGAACCATATTCACCAGTTTGTGAATGACCATATGCAACTGCAGGAACTGTACTATAGCTAAGAGTGTAATCATAGTCAGGATTAATAGCGTGTTTACTTAACATATAATTTACTACTTCCCAACCTTGACCAGCGTACATATCGTCTAACCATTTTTTTGAATATTTTTTATAGTCGGCAAACCCTCTATGAAATGTTGGAGGGCCATCATCAGTGGGTGATAAAACAGTCATACTAGCTTCTTTCAAAAGTTCTTTAATATCATTGTTTATCAAAAAATTATCTATACCCTCGTAAAGTTTACTAAATGATTTTGTCATCATATTAAAAATGTTTTTATCAAAATAACCAAATAGTTTTTTAAATAACTTTTCTCTATCTTTTTCATAGTCTGGTGAACCAAGTAGTTGTCTCATCGTTGTACCACTTATTTCTTTACCTGAAACTTTTATTGATTGATGAGGTGCAGTCAAAACATAACCATGTTCTTTATATCCTACCATGTTATTTTTATTTTTTTTGTAATCTTTAAAGTATTTACCGCCTGTTAATCTACCTGCATCTTTAGCACCAAAAACATAAACAACTGCAGTACTATCTTCATCAAATTTCTTTAAAACATTTACTGCTTGATATGGAGTTTTCTCCATAATAATACGATTTTTTGGTATACCCATTTTTGTCATGTGACGAACTTTTTCTTTAAAGTTCATTGGGTGTCTTGGTAAAGATTTTATATTACTCGTTGTAATATAGGCTTCATCGACTTGTGATTTTAACCACTCATAAGTTTTTTTATGATGGGGGCCAAATGGTTGAAATCTACCACCATATACCCCTATGATTTTTTTATTTTTTTTTTGCTCTACTTTTTTTTCTTCACCTAACATTCCAATCAATTTTTTCATTACCGATGGATTGCTAACTAAAAACTTTTCTAAGTTTTTTGGATTGTCTACGAAGTTGGCTGGAACTAATTTTTTACTAACCAAACGTTTCAAAGCTTTTTTGATTCTTGGTTTATTTACAAATTCTTCCATTTTTTTATACCCACTTCCATAAGGTACAGAAGTGTGTCCTTTCCGTTTCATCTTCTTAACGAGTTTTCTACTCGGTGATGGGATTGTCCCATCAAAACTAAATGATTCTACAGGCTCATAACCTTTTTTCTTTTTATTTGGTTTTTCGTTTTGATTACCACCCTTTTCTTTATAATCGTCATCACCATCATACGTATCAGGCTCTGCTATTGAGCCCATCTTATCACCACTCATTGAGTATTTGTGATGTAGTGCAAAGTCTTTATCCACATCTTTTTCAGTGTTATCTTTTGTTTTTTTAAATTTATCACTTATTTTATTAGGTAACGATTCTATTTTACTCGTATCAGTTTTAAGAAAAGGGCCTCTTCTGAGTGTTTGAAACCTAACAGGTACCTCTTGTCCAAATAAATTTTTAGGTGCTAAAATTCTAAGTGTGACTAATTTTTTAGGATTATCTACCTTTACTAACTCAAAATCTATCTCTTTATATTTCTTACCTTTATGTGTAAGATTTTTACCAGTAATAAACTTTTCTACTTTATTACCTCTAACTGCAAATGCTTCTTTGATACCTTGTTTTCGTAACAGTTTTTCTTTTCTCATCCAACTTTTTGCATTTTTATTCTTAATAGGTTTTTTAACAAACCTATTTATTCCTTTTTTGACTAAAGTTTCAAACTTTTTCTGTGCAGCTTCCTCATCTAAAAACTTAGAGTTATCAACTATAAGAAAGTTACCTCTAAAAAGTGATTGAAACTTTCCGAGGTTAGCTTGAACATCTTTCCAAGAATCACTTACAATCTTTTTTGGTAAAACCCTATCCCTTTCTTGATTACGTTTTTGTGCAACATCTAAAGAGGTATTAACAAAAACCATAAAAGTATCGTAACCTAAATCTTCCAACTCTGCTTTTTGGGATGCTATCTTATTGAAGTTATGACCTGTACCATCTACGATAACACCCAATCTACCTTTTACATATAACTTTAATCTTTGTTTGTTAAGTTCTTTTGCGAACTTTCGTAATCCACTTCCACCAGGACCTGTTAAATCATCAAACACCTCATCAGGCATCTTGTCTAAGTCTGTACCAAATCCAAACTTTTTTAATAAAAACTTAAGTTCTTTATCTTGGTTAATCATCTTCATGCCAGTCTGAGATACATTTATCTTTTCTGGTATTCCAAACAAACCTTTTGCTACGTAGGTCTTACCACTACCTGGCCCACCTGCTAAAAATACAGCTTTAAATATACCAGGGTCATTTACACCCTCTTTCATCACTCTGAATGTAGTAATCTTTTTACCATTGATGGTTGGCATTCCGTGTTCATCTTTGTCGATTGATTTTACTACAACCTTTTTATTCTTAAATCTACCTGTAAGAATGGTGTCACCTATTTTAACAGGTATGTTGATATCCTCATTCTTTTTCTTGGTCTTCTTTTTCATCTTATTTATATAAGCACGATAAACTGCGGCTTGTGATGTCTTACCCATTTCTCTTGCTCGTTGTTCCATAGCAACCGCCGCTTGTATTTTATGAGCGTGGGAACGACCACTTGATTTTATTTTACGAACTGAGGCTTGTGCATCTTTTACAGTTGCAAACTTGAGTCCTTTTATTGTTCCCTTTGGATTTTCATCTGTATATAAATCAGAGTGGGATTTAGAACCACGATGTT